TCTGTAGTTTTAGAGTAGAGGGTTGATAGATATTTAAATCTGGAACGCTCAGAGACGAGTCTTTGGCGCAAGAGGTCAGCCCTATCAGCATCATTACTAGCCCCACTTTGCCTAAGATCTTCGATTTCTTGAATGATTTCATATTCTAATTTTTTGTGTTTATTGTGCAAATCATAGTAAAATTGTTTATTTTTAAGAGTCAAAAACAATTCTAAAGATTTTAAAATAGATTTTATTAACGTCAACATTAAGCCTCGACCCCATGAGTATAGATTTTTTTCTCTGTTCTCTGTAAATCATCAGATACTTGAGTCACATAACCATCGACTGCTCTTGCGCAATCAATAGCCCAATCGCGAGAACCTTTAAGTTTAGCACTGTAAGCGTGATGATATTCACCTTTTCGGGTATAAACTTTGTAAAGAATTGTTTTTGTTTTCATTTATTAGGTATAAATTCTAAAGAAATATTGCCGACATTCTGTTTATTATCTGACAAATGTCCATAGATAATAACAGCTTTAGACAAAAAATCAATACCTTTTTCATCTAATAAATAAGTGTCCTCTCCGTCAGAGAACTCTCTTAATAGCCCATGTTTGATCTTTTTTGTCCCTCGCAACAGAAGATCTTTACCCATCAAATGAGAAGTAGTATTATTCACGCCTATCACTTTAAATTTTATTGTCATTATATCTCTATTACACTAAACACAGTATTATCCTTATCGTTAAATATTGTGACTTTTTTATCATACCCTTTTTGAGGTGTAATTTTCACTTCTTTTTAATATTATATACTAATAAAGTGTAATTTACATTATGGCGGAAGAAGGAAAAAATAAAGTAGCACGTAGTTTATTAGATCTACAACCAACTGCCATACTGGAAATCTTCAGAATTTATCCAGATAGAGTCAACCAACCAAACTTATTCATGGGTTTTCATGGGGGCGCTATTTACTCTCAATCGATAGTTTGGCAGGATTATAAATACTTACCTTTGTCTATAGAAAGTGAAGGGTTTGACATTCTCGGAGATGGAAAGTTAGCTAGACCTAAAATTCGTGTAGCTAATCAAAACAATATTATAACACAATTCCTACAGATATACAAAGATTTCAAAAACGCCAAAATCGTTAGAAAACGTGTATCTGTAAAATTTATAGACGATGTAAACTTTGAAGGCGGAAACCCATTTGGAGAAGCTGACCCTAACGCAGAATTAACTGACGAAACTTGGTTAATGGGTAGAAAGACCCAAGAATCTAAATTGTTTGTAGAGTTTGAACTAACTTCTCCTTTAGACATAGATAACTTTAGTGTAAATTCTAGAAATATTATTTCTAAATTTTGTTATTGGCAGTATCGAGGGGAGGGATGTCGATATGCAGGTTTACCTATAGAAGATAGTGATGGAAACCCCTTTGAAGATATTGATGGCGTAGCTGTAGTTCCTAAATACAACGCCCCTGCTGATTCTCCTGTTTGGTTTTTTAATGATCAATCTGCGATATGGAACGCCTCCAAAGAATATGACAGAGGAGATATTGTTATAACAGAAAGTCCAACACTTTTCCTACCAAGTCAAAATGCAAATGGTATAGGAACACCCTTAAAAACAGTTTTTGTTTGTGTTTCAGGTGGTCATAGTGGGCAATTGCCAGAAGGAAACCCTAGTTATTGGAGAAAAGATGGATGCTCGAAAAGGCTCTCGGCATGTCAAAAACATTTTACAGATGTGACTTCTGTAGCTTTCAGACAAGGCCAAAATGTTACCAGCGGTTTCAACTGTATCCAAATCTCAGGGCAATCTAATACAGGAACGCATCCTGACCCTATGAATACAGGATTATTTCACACAAACGTGCCTGAGCTGACAGGACAACTAACTGGTGAGTTTACTATCATGGGCTGGGTCAATGTGAACTCCAACAGCCCCATAGGAGCTGGAATTTTAAGCACTTCTCCTAGAGACGATTTAAATTGGCCAAACAATCAATTCCTAAATATCAACTCTGATACTAGAATTAATCCTGAATTCAATACTGATTCTCCAGATAAAACTAGACAACAAGGAACTAATAAGGTCTCAGCTAATTATATGGGGTATTTAATAAACTCTAGTGACGCATCTGAAGATAAAAATGCATTCCGAAGTATCTTCCTCAATGAGGAACAGAAAAATAATATGGCTTCTAGAGAGTGGTTTCAATACATAATTACTAATAGCACTGGAAGCGCAGATTTTATAAACGGAGAAGGAGAAGAAGAAAACACTGTCATAAAGATTTATGTAGATGGAAGACATGTATCTAACGACGAAGATTCTAAGAATTTATCTGAAAACTTGGGCAATTTTGCCAGCCTATCGCAAAGAAAAAATATGACTTGGCCCCCATATCAAGGAGCAGGTACAACTACAGGCAAAGCGTTACCACAGACTTTTATGCTTGGCGCGGTTGAATATTACGGAGGAACTTTAGGTTATGATCCCACACAATCAAACGCTTACACCACTTCAATGAATGGCGCTCTCGGCCCTTGGGCGGTTTGGAACAGAGCTATCAATGACGAAGAGAGAGATTATTTACGAAAAACAATTAGTCCTCCGTTCAATATCACAAACTCTATAGATTTCGCTCCTAGAAATTATTATGAATGCACTGGTAGATTCGGAACATTAACTGGTAGCGGAGATGGGACTCTGTCTTATGGATCTCATAGTTTGGTAGCATGGTGGGATGGCACTACAGGACATATCGGCGGCACAACTACTAATGCGATGTTAGATATTCATACAGGAGATATTCATTTGACAGGGAGTGGCGATTTCAAAGGAATATCTCAAAGTTACCAACAAGCGCCATTAGCTCTTTATAAGAACCCAACAACAAAAAACCCAAACTTCGGAGGTTTCCCAGGAACTGACGGATTTAGTTATGGAAGAAATTCACAAGTGTAAAGGAGAAGTATCCGCCCTCCACAAGATAAAAGAAATATCAAATAGGTATTTTACTCAAGAGGTATGTGGATTCCTAGGTTACGATAATGAACAAGATGAATTTGTAGTGCAATTAGAAAGGAATATAGCTAGAGACCCTAAATCTTATTTTTTAATAAACCCTTTAAGTTATCTACTATTTAAAGAAGAGTATGATATGATAGCTGTTTTTCATAGCCATATCGTAGGTGATGAAACAGAATCTGAATTTGATGTTAAGATGGCGGACAATTGTTGCCAAGCATTCCTAATATATAGCTTAAACACTAAAAAAATAAACATTTATACGCCCAAAAATATAGAATCAGATGTAAATATACTAGAAAGGGTAAAGGCTGCACAATGACAATAGTAAATATACATGGAATTCTAGCTCAAGAATATGGGAAATCATTCAAATTCAACATATCTAACCCAAAAGATATCTTAGAAGCTATCGATTGTAATAGAAGTGGGTTCATTAAAAGACTAATAGAATTACAGAAAGAGGGTTTCTGTTATGATCTAATAATTAACAAAACAAGAATCACTCATGGTCCAGATATGGATCATATGAAAAACCCAGAAACTATAGATTTAGTTCCCGCTATATCAGGAGGCGGTATCTTCGCAGGTTTTTTTACACTTCTCGCTGGTGGAGGATTAGCAGCCACTATAGTAAAAGCATTAGTTTTTGCAGCTATTAGCTACGCTCTTTCCCCAAAACCCGAAAACGAAGCTCTCGAAATCGAATCTGATGGCTCTAAAAGCTCATTAATATTCTCTAATACTGTTAATCTCGCTAGCCAAGGGTCTCCCGTTCCTTTGGGTTATGGACGGTTAAAAGTAGGGTCGCAAGTAATTCAAGCAACTATAAAATCTTTCCCTCAAAATCAAGATCCCCAAACAGTAATGGAAAGACCTAGCAAAACCAGAACTGTTACTTCAGATGGTTTTGTCATATTTGGAGAAAGTGATTCTGAATTTATAGGAAATAGAATATCATGAATCACATCTTAAAAAAAATAGGTATAGCTGGGGGCGGTCTTTTTAGCACACCAAAAGCTAAACCACCTGTTTATAAACCCCCTGTTATGGGGGAACTACAATATGGAGCATCTTACAGCTATGCTGAGACTTTAGATTTGGTAAGTGATGGTCCTATTGGTGGAATAGTAAACAGTCATGGGCAATTGGTCGATGGTTTAAATATATTACAAGGTGTTTATCTGGATGATACTGCTGTAGCAGTTACAAATACTGCTAATATAAGACAAATTACTATAAGTGAATTCCAAAGAGAAACAATAGAGTCTTTGAATTTAGAATTAACAAGTAACAGCGTGACTTCTTGCAAAAAATTCTTTAGCGCTTTAGACGAAGTTCTTAATAAGAGTGGTGGAGGTAAAATAACATCCCTACCTTCTTCTACAGCTGGCAATACAGATGTTTCTGAAGCTGAATCATGGCCAGATGTAGGGATGATGTTCGTTAGAGATAAAACATCTGATGTTATAATAAAAAACACTGAACGCCAATCAGGTCTTAAAATAGAACCCCCTCTATTGCCATCTCAGCAATCTAATGTCGGCCTATACATAAGGGCGTATATAGCTTTTGGGAGTGACGTATTTCCTTGGCATTTAAATAAAAAATTAAAAACTGGTTTCTCTACTTCTAATGCAGCCTATCGTGATGATACCCAAGCCAAAGGAACTGTCGAAGACTCAAGTTTAATTTGGACTGAATCGACATCTTTAAAACAATCTAAATTTTTATTCGCGTTTAATCCTACTATACCTCGCACTTCATTTCGAGATGGGTCCAGAATGGAAAAAAACACATTTTTCCAAGCAGCTGTAGATCAAAACAAAACAACCACTTACCCTCTTTTTGGTGAAGCTCCGTTTTTTCATGAGAATCAAAATGTCGTAAGCCAATTAGTTTTTTCAGAATTAAATACAATAAGGACACTAGTCAGAAACAATTTAGGAAAAGGTGGAAATAAAACCCAAGGAGTTTTTGCTACTAGATGCCTAGAAAGGTTAGGTATAAACATTTCAAATGGGATACCTGATACAGACAAACTTCTTTCTAAGTACCTAAGTGGTCCATATCGTGGAGCCTTTTTAGTATGCAAGATCGAAGAAGATAACGCTAATCTAGAAGGGGCTGTAGTCAAAGAAGGTGATTCAATTATTCATTTAAATACATTACCCTATGGTTCCACTCATGGTTTTGATCTAATAGCTCTACTACAAAGCGTCGGAGTCCGATATACCGATTTAACTTGTCCAATAGTATCCAAAGATGGAATTTTAACAGGAAAGATGAGGGGTTTTATTTTAATTGAACTTCCACCCACAGAAAGAGAAACTACTGATTTATTCTCTTATATAGGTAAAAGAAAAATTAAATACGGGAATGGTTATACTTATAAGATAGATTCTTATGTTCTCTCATACCTAAAAGACATAGAGTCTTTTAAATACTCTAAAGTTATAGGAGATGCCACACTCTCTAATAATAGCCCCCCTAATAATGATATAGTATCTAACGGTTTAAAATTTAATTATAGCAATGTATTAGCAGAAATAAGAAAAGGAGAAGAAAAACAAGAACTATTTTCTAATTTTAAAAATATAAATATAGATCATTTTTATGATAGAGAATTATTTGGACCGTTTTCTACTAGAGAAGCAGCGGGAAACCCCAATACTAAAGGAACTCAAGTCAACGCTCCTCAACGTATTTCTCCTGATAGGAATATGCTCCTTAAAGAAAATGTCTTAGGCTCAATATCTGATAATTACAATACTAAATTACAAAATGGACTACCAATATCAGAGGGAAGTGATGATAGAAGAAAAGACGCTAGAGGAACTCAAAGGAATTACTCATCATGGGGTCAAAATTCTTTTGCTAATTTTAATGAAAAACCAATACCTGTAGTTCATACAGTTTATAATCCTAACGTGTCTCATGTTTTTATAACTTTAGATATTTCTGCACTTAATGATACTCTAATAAAAGAAGTAAAAAAGGCTAGAGTTGGAAAAGGATTAGACGATGAAAACTTGAGTATAGGCACTAAATTCCCTTCCGTCTTGAATATACAAGTCGAAACGGGAACCGTCGGAGACAGGAACAATAACTCAGACGGCCAAATCCCTTTTAAAAAATATAATTTTAGGTTAGTCGCTCAAATTGAAGGTAATACTTTGATAGACATAGGTAATCCTGAGTCACTTCCAGATAATTCATTTTTAGTAGACCCCAGTGACACTGATTCTCCAGTGAATCGCAGACCTTTCTTGCTACCCAATGCTGTATCCAAAAATAGAGAAGCACTAACAGCTGATGGTGAAAGAGGTGTAGAAGCAGCTACTCTCAGTGAAGACGCGACATCTCAAAGATATGTTAAAATAACAAAACTTTCTTTCGAAAGTAATTCAGCTCTTCTAGCCAAAGTAGTCTCTGTCAACAAAGTAACTGAAATAATTAACTCTAATTTAACTTATCCATTTTCAGCAATTATTGCGACAAAATTAGATTCTAGGAGTTTTGGCTCTATCCCCTCAAGATCTTTTGATTGTAAGTTAAAAAAAGTTAAGATTCCTATTAACTATTTCCCTACTAATAATGGGATAGATAATAGATACTACGATAATCAAAAACAATTCGACGATGCTAACCCCAAAAACAAATTAATTTATAAAGGAGATTGGGATGGCACTTTCCATGATGAACTACAATGGACAGATAATCCTGCATGGATTTTATATGATCTACTGACTAATGTCAGATATGGAATGGGTTCTCATATAGATCTTCAAACAATTAATAAATGGCAGCTTTATAAAATCGGAAGATTTTGTGATGCAGTGGATGATGAAGGGAATTTTGTGGGGGTTACAGATGGAAGAGGAGGTAAAGAACCTAGATTTTCATGTAACGTTGTTTTTGACCAAGGACAACAAGTCTTTGATGCTATCAATACAATAGCTTCTCTTTTTAGAGGAAGAACGTTTTTTACTAATTCGGAAATCAATTTCGTAGATGATAGACCCAGAGAACCTATAAACCTTTTTACTAATGAATCAGTAAAAGATGGTTTATTCTTTTATTCAAATAATAGCAGGGATCAACAAGCTAATACTATAGAAATTTCTTATAAAGATAGGTTCGATAATTTCTCTCCCAAACTAGAAGTCGTAGAAGATGAGGAAGACATAAAGGAGAGAGGTATATTAAAAAAACGCATAGAAGGCGTAGGAATAACTTCAAGAGCTATGGCACGAAGAGCAGCTCAACATAATATCTTTTCTAAAATAAAAGAAGACCAGACAGTAGCTTTCACAGCTGGTTTAGAAACACTACTTTGTAAACCTGGGGATCTAGTAATAATTCAAGATGAACTAAAAACCAACAGAAGTAATTTTGGTAAAGTTCTAGATGTTAGTGTAGAAGCTGAAACTATAAGATTAAGCAACACTTTTGTGCCTACAACAATGGATGGAATACTCACTGTATACAATCCCACTGGTTCTGAAAGTATCGAAGATTTAAATTTAACTGCAAATCAAAACAGGCAACGATATGATGGCTTTACTATTACTGGAGTGAGTTCTTTAGGTTCAGGGTTTTTCCCATTTACTGGGCAATATAGCTTCTCAGGATATACAGAAGGTTATGATCAAGCAACTGGTTTTGTTTTAGGCGAAGATAGATATTCTGAATACGCTTCTTACACAGGACTATCTGGAACATACTTATATTTTGAAACAGGTGTGACAGGATGGGTTTTAGGGTCTGGAGATGCTAAATCTCTATATTCTGGTAATTTTATTTCTAAACAAACAGGAGCGCAAACACTAACTGAATTTAACACTGGTAGGATATCAGTTTTAAATATGAATGCTTCAGATAAGAGAAGTAGCTCTACAGTGTTCTCAGGTTTTGATCCTAGCTCATTAAGGAATTATACTAGGGGTGTAACAAATAGAGAAGTCTCTAATATCTCACCTGAACAGATAACAACTCTACTTTTAACTGGAGGCGCTCAAGCCGTGACCAATCAAGAATATGGGACATTACTTTCTGGGTTCGATAGGCCCGAAGTATTACCATTTATAAAATTAGGAAGTGCTGCTCAATTTCAAATTAAAGAAGCTTCGCCTTTTATTTATAAGGTTATCTCTATGAAAGAAGAGAACCCTAATGAATATTTAGTTTCTGCGACAAAATATGAAACAGGTAAGTTTAATTTGATTGATAATAATGTCAGTATAGAATATAAAGCTAATACATTTAGTTACCAAGTGGCGCAAACGATAAATGGTATAACTTATAAAACTTTAGACGCTCCAGCGTTTGTAGGGCAAGTAGTTACTGGAATACCAAACGCCATAGATCAAACATTTAATATCACTGGTAATTGGACTCACCCATCTCCCTCAAATGTAAGTGGTTACGGAGTAAGACTGACATTACCCAATGGACAAGTCATAGAACAAACTACTCTAACAACAAATATTAGCCTTTCTGGATTAGATCAAGTCGGAGTATTCAATATCAGTGTAAATGCTCTTGGGAATATGGGACGAGATGGAGGAGATGCTTATTATGATTCGGCGTACATCGATACGGGGATATTTGTTCTTTATGAAGAATCATTAACTTTTTCTAAATCATTTTTAAATAAAATCACTATCTTGTAATGGATTATACGGGTTATTCAGTTCTAAAGGTCACTAAAGATGACGGTGCTTATGCTTATGGTCTAAAAGCTTATTCTCTGGCTACTGGAGCTACTGGAGCAGGAGGATATTTGAATCCTTACGCAGGATCTTCCATTGATTTTGTTCACGGTATAACTTCAGGAAATTATCCGCTACCAACAGGTGGTTTACAGTCTTCCGATTTCGTTTATACTGGAAAAACTAGTGTCATAGGAGGAGCAACTCCAAATGGAGATATAAGAGGAGAGGCTACTGGATTTTCTAGATTTGGGACTACCACCCCCTACTCTCTAGAAAAAAACACTCAATACTCTGGAGCTTTATACGCTGTTTATACAGTGTCCCCAACTGTATCTCACTATCAGAAGATAGGCATAGGAACAAACCTCACAGAGCTAAACTCTTCTGGTTATTACGAAGGTAATTTTACTACTCGTAATATTTATGAATTCGAAACTTCATTCACTCCCGATCTCGATGATTTAACAAAAACTACTACAGGTAGTGGAGTTTATAAGAATGGAGACAGTGTATCGTTACAATTTAACATCTTAAATAGAAATGGAGAATTACTTACTTCTGCAGCTCAAATAGCAGCAGACCCGTTTGTAGATAAACAAGTAATTAGCATATTAGATATAAACTCTAATGTTGTGTTCCCAAATTACAGGGACAATGGAGACTCTACATTCACTTTTTCTAGATCTCAAAACATAGATGTCTTTGGTTCTTATACTAGGAACTTCGGTGTAAGGAACGAAATTGTAAATAAAAATGGATTAACATCTACTGGAGAGTTTTATTTATATGGGAATACTACTACCTTCGATAATGTTTTAGTTCAAGCTTCTGGTGAAACAGTCTTAAATGAAAACTTTTCTAATCATTCACCCCCAAATACTGGAAGTATAACTTCGGCTACTGATAGGGCAGATGCTATAAAATATTTTAATGATCAACCTGTTAATACCTCTGGTTCTACAGGGTTTATTGATTTAAGTTTAGCTTTTAACGAAGACCCCACATTTACCCAGTATTCTAACCTAGACATTTGGGCTAGTGATACTGAAAACTTTGATTCCGATATTGGTAATTTTGTAGGCAGTTTCCCTTTGGACTTCTCACAAGAAGGTCAAACAATTAGACTTGACCCTAGCAATGGAATACAAGATGGGACAGGGCTGTTCTTCAAATTAGCGGTAGAAAGCACTATAGGATTTGAAAAAGAAGTATTTGATCTCGGGCCATTCACCATAGAACCAATAATAGAAGGACCAGATTTAAATCTCTACAACCAAGGAGATCAATCACTAGTTGGAGACTTTACTATTGAAGGAGGTTTAGAAGGAGATAGCGCTAACGGTGGCAACCTCAATGTCGCAGGAGCTGGTGATTTTGCAGGGCAAGTAAAAATACCCCTAACTCCTTCAGCACCAACAGATGCAGCATCAAAAGGTTACGTGGATGCTCAAGTTGGCTCTGTAGACACGTTACAAGAAGTAACGGAGAATGGAAACACAACAACTGAAAATATTAGTATAGGAAAATCTACCTCTCCGACAGTCGCGTTAGATGTTGAAGGGGGTGGAAAATTTACAAATCAAGTAACAATACCCCAAACGCCTTCAGCAAATACAGATGCTGCATCAAAAGGTTATGTAGATGCTCAAGTAGGTTCGGCAGATACACTACAAGAAGTAACAGATCTTGGGAAAACAACAACCAATAGTATTAGTATTGGAACATCTGACGCACCAACGGCTAGATTAGATCTAAAGTCATCAAGCTCAGGATCTAGTGCTTTTGCTTTAAAAGTAAAAAATAGCGCTAATACTGCGCTTCTCTCGGTCAGAGACGACGGAATAATGACTGTCGGCGGAAGCAACACTATTACAGATACAAAAATAGGTTCTTGGGATACCGCTTACAATAATAGCGTAACAAATTTAGGCGTAGCTGGAACCGCGACAAAAACTATAACATTAACACAACAAGATGGTGGCACTTTAACCGCTTCTTGGTCAGATGATTCAGGCTCTAATAACTATGTTAAAGCTGGTAGTGTTAGTGGTGGGACTGTTACGTTAGTAAGAGAAGGTTTAAGTAATGTCACTTTTGACATCAACAATAGTGACATTACTAACGGAGAGGGATATACGTCATTTGCTGAACCAGCAATGTTCTCTGGTGGAGGTACACCCACATTAGCTACTAATGTCACTCAAGCAGAGGTTAGAAGCTTAATAGGAGCTGGAACATCCAGTTTGACAATCGGGACGAGTTCTACTACCGCGATGGCTGGT